AATACAGTTTTCGTTCTTACTGTTGGCTACGATAATTGCGGTTGGTTCTGTTGTCGTAGCTCAAAGGGTTTGGACGCTCAGAGAGATTTGAGATGAACTATATGGATAGCTTCGAGTGGCTACTATGTCCTGTTTGTAACAGTAAAACTCGTATCAAGCTGCGGTTAGATACTGAACTGAAAAATTTTCCTTTGTTTTGCCCAAAATGCAAACAAGAAACCTTAATTAGCGTAGAAAAATTTAAGATTTTAGTTATCACAGAGCCAGACGCACAGACGCAGAGCCGATAACACGCAGATTGAAAATGCGGTTATCGGCTTTTTTATTGAAAGGTACGACAACTGCTTTTTAGGAGGTAATGTCGTGTCTCTCTGCTTTGTCCGTCCCCCTAACTTGCCAAAAAAAGCCCAAGCCCAAGACAAGTATATTCTGTTATACAATGCGAAATTTGTTGTAATTTAGATAATCGTCTCACTTTATGCGCTTGCGTGGTATTTTGCTGCGCAAGCGTTTTTTGTTTGCCCAGCTTTGGGTCAAGCTGTCCCAAGGTGCGGGGCGGCTCCCCTGGGTGTCGCTCCCCGCCACCCTCCATATCGTTTCCCGGCAACCCAAAGAGGGCAAGGATGACAGCAACAGCGTCAAAAACCAGCGGGACTTGCTCAACGAATACTACGAGCGGCACAGCGACGAGTTTGAAAGCGAGGACGAGTACGTTGATGACGGGCACACCGGGACGGACGCCAACCGCGAAAACTTCCAGCGGCTTCTGGCCGACGTAATGAGCGGCAAAATCAACTGCGTAATCGTGAAAGACCTCTCCCGCTTCGCCCGGAATTACAGCGACGCGGGGAGCTTGATTGAAAATCTGTTCGTTCAGATGAATGTCCGCTTTATCAGCCTTGCCGAAAATGTGGACAGCTATAAAGACCCGGACAGCGTTTCCAATATCATTGTCCCGATCACCAACGTCATGAACGACAACTATTGCTTTCAGACCTCAAAGAAGATCCGGCAGGTGTTTGACTACAAGCGGCGCAACGGCCAGTACATCGGCTCCTTTGCCCCCTATGGCTATGTCAAGCACCCCAAGGACAAGCACCAACTGATCGTCGATCCCGACGCCGCCGAAACGGTGAAGCTGGTCTACTCCCTGCTCCTGCAAGGGACATCCAAACACGGGATCGCCCTCTATCTGAACGAACACGGCATACCCAGCCCCACGGCCTACCGCCGCATGAAGGGCCTGCCCTGCTCGTCCTCGGTGGCTGACGATCCCATGTGGGGCTCCCGGATGATCCATGAAATACTCACGAACCCCATTTACACGGGAGACTTGGTGCAGGGCCGCCGCCGGGTAAAGAGCTACAAGGTACACCAGATCGAGGCGGTGCCGGAGGAGGAGTGGGTACGGGTGTCCGATACCCACGAGGCCATCATTGAGCATGAAACCTTTGATAAGGTGCAGGGGCTCTTGAAGCGGGACACCCGCACAGCCCCAAAGAAGCGGGAGCTCCACCTGTTTAGCGGTTTCCTGCGGTGCGCCGACTGTGGCAAGGCCATTACTCGGAGCGTGAGCGGGAAACACGTCTACTACGCCTGTTCGACCTATAAAAGCCGTTCCCGGCTGGCCTGCTCCATGCACTCCATCAAGCACAACCGCTTGGAGGCCGCTGTCCTGTTCGCCATCCAGCAGCAAGTGCATTTGGCCGTTTCCTACTCGGAGCTGGTGGCCCGTATCAATTCGGCTCCAATCAAAAAAAGCCAGTCTTTCCGACTGGATGATCTGATCGCGGCCAAAGAACGGGAGCTTGCCAAAGTCACCCGCTACAAGCAATCTCTCTATCAAGACTGGAAAGACGGGGAAATTACCCAGCAGGAATACCGGGATATGAAGGCCGACTATGAGCGACAGACAATAGCCCTGTCCGATGTGCTGACCCGGCTGACCGCTGAACGGACGGAACTGGCAAACGGCGTGGACAAGGAGCATCCCGCACTGGTGGCCTTTATGAAGTATCAAAACATCGACAAGCTGACCCGAGACATCCTCGTTGAACTGGTAGACCATATCAAGGTCTACGAAAACGGCAATATCAGCGTCAAGTTTAAGTTTGCCGACGAGCTCCGCAGGATTGCGGAGTACATTGAAATCAATACCGCTGATACCCCGGCACAAGCGGTTTGATTTGCGCTACACCTCACTTGGCAGCTTGTTTTCTTAATAGGAGTCATTCATATGCTCACTCCCTTCCAACAGAGTCACGCTTCAGCCACGCCTCCAATTAAAGCAACGATTCCAGCAATGATTAGGACTGCGATTGCCATGTAGAATAATCCTATCCAGGCAAGCCCTATGATAAACAGTGGAAGAAGAACTATTACCGCGAGAACTCTTGCAATTCCCCAAGCAGCCTTGATGCCCCATATGAGCATTTTCACAGCCACCCAGACGAGTGCAACAATAAAAATGATGCTCAGCATGAGACTACTCCTTTCACTGAATCAGTTCAACATAAGGCCCCTGGCTCCGTAACCACATATTGATTCCCGTGCCAAACACCTCTGCGCTGATGATGTACGCTCCATCCTCCTCATCCAGAATCTTTGCCGTAGGCAGGCGATCCAGAATAGCGTCAACATCCGGGCCAGTATATCTGAACTGTACTTTTTGCAACTTGCCGCCGTACATGAATTGAATCCGCTTTCTGAATTCACCCTCTTCAAATCTGCTGCTGTATGGAATGTGGAATTTTTCATCTGTTATCCGCATTGACCGGATGCGGTCGATGCGATAGATGGTCGGGAAGGAATCGTTCAATACATTGAAATCTTTTTTGACCTCCTCATCATCGATGAAAGCGGTCAAATAAAAGTAGTACTCTGAAAACATAATAGCCGCTGGACGCAGTTTCCTGTGAACAACCGACTTGTCTTTCGTGCGAAAGTAGTCTATTTCGATGTATTTGCACTCATGGATCGCTGTGCCGATTTCCCACATCGTTTCGATGAACCGCATCTTATGCCTTGGCTCCACATAGTGGAATTCTTCATTCATGATAAGCTCTTTCACCAGTTTCTGATTGACCTTCGGAACGCAGCATGTGACGAGTTTATCGAGAAGCTCTACCATCTCGTCTTTGGTGAAAGCCCTGCTGTCAAGCAGGATTTTACAGAGAGCCAGAATCTCGCTGTTCTGAAGCCGCATCTGATAAATGGTTTCAAGCCTGTAGCCCTTTGCGACCCGATCATAGACGATTGTATTGATAACACCCGTTCTTTCGGAATCTTCATCCAGAAAATTGCGGATGCTGTCAATGTCACGCTGGATACTACGCTCGTTAACGCCATATCGCGCAGCTTCTTCTGACTTGTTCACAACATAGCCGTCAGTCAGTTTGGTGTATATCTGTAGAACCCGGCTGATCTGATCGCCCTTCACATCTTCTCTCATAAGCCACCTCCAATGCTATGGTTGCAGTATAGCACGCAACATAGACATATTATGTCACTCTTATTCACTTTTTTCTCCGAACGTGAAAAAATTCGATGGCGTCAAGGCATCTAACGCCCATGAGAGGGATAGGGACTGACCATGTATGGTAGGGTGACACATTACTCTTAAGTATATCATAAATACGGCGGTTTTCGCAATCCTAAAAGCAAGAAAAAGCGCCGTGCCACGAGGCCCGACGCCATTCTTAACCTTTGTTTTACACGTCCAGTTTCTCTCCACGTGGGAGAGAAACCAGAAGCAGTCTTTATGCCTCGATCTCCATCCCGCAGGTCAGGGTGAACGTGATCCGGTCCTTGGCGTGGACCGTCATGCTGTCAACCAGCGCAGCCCACTGGCCTACGTCGAATTCGGTGTAGAGCTCCGGCAGGCCATCGACGGTTTCGATGAATCGCTCCAGTTTCCTGCGCCGAACCATGATCTGGTTGATCCGGTCCGCTACCTCATCACGCCTGCGCTCGGTTTCTTCGTACCGGCTCACCAGCGCATCGTAGCGCTCCTTGTACTCGGTCTGGTTTTGAGCCACCCGTGCATTCTGGGCAATCAGGTCGTTGACCGCTTTGGCGTCGATGCCCAGCTGCTCGTCCAGAATCCGGCGCTCTTTCTCCATCGCCGTGGTGTCGCCCAGCCGATTCTTGATGGCCGTGAGCTCCGTGATGTAAAACTCCCGGTCCGTGCTCAGCTTGTTCACCAGCCGGATGAACGCGGCCTTCACCTCATCCTCGGTCATGTGCGGCGTCTTGCAGCGGGTCTTGTCTTTGAACTTGGAATTGCACTGCCAGATAACCCTGCGGTACTTGTCGTTGCTGTGCCAGACCTTTGAGCCGTACCACCCGCCGCAGCAACCGCAGCGAATCTTCCCGGAGAAGATGGTCGCTCCGCTGTGCTTGGGATCGCTGGCACGCTCTTTGAAAATGTCCTGCACCAGCTGGAACTGGTCAGGATCGATGATGGCCGGGTGGCTGTCCTCCACATAGTATTGCGGGACCGAGCCGTCATTCTTCACCGCCTTCTTTGTCAGGAAGTCCGGCGTGTAGGTTTTCTGGAGCAGAGCGCAGCCTTTGTACTTTTCGTTTTTCAGGATGCTGCGCACCGTGCCTTCGTACCACTTCTCCTGACCACCCGGCGTCGGAGCGCCTTCCTCCGTCAGCCGCTTGGCGATCGCCTTCGGTGAAAGGCCCGCGATGAACAGGCCGTAGATGCGCTCGACCACCTTAGCCTGATCCTTGTTAATCACCATCGTCCCATCCTCGCCTTTCTCGTAGCCGAGGAACCTGCCGTAGCAAAGGGAGAACTTCCCGTCCGAGAACTTCTTCCGCTGGCCCCATTTCACGTTCTCCGAAATGCTCCGGCTTTCTTCCTGCGAAAGGCTGCTTAAAATGGTCAGGAGCATTTCGCCTTTGGAGTCGAAGGTCCAGATTGACTCCTTTTCAAAATAGACCTCGGTGCCGTGCTCCTTCAGCTTCCGGATGGTTGTGAGGGAATCGACCGTGTTCCGCGCAAACCGGCTCACCGACTTTGTCAGGATCAAGTCGATGTCCCCGGCCAGCGCAGCCTCGACCATCGCATTGAAGCCTTCACGCTTGGCCATGCAGGTGCCCGTTACGCCTTCGTCGCTGTAGATTCCGGCAAACTCCCAATCGTCCCGGCCTCGGATGTATTTGGTGTAGTAATCCACCTGGGCCTCGTAGGAGCTCTGCTGTTCCTCATGGTCGGTGGAGACTCTGGCGTAAGCCGCCACCTTGCGTTTTGCCTTGCTGCCGATCGGAGCCGAGGTCTCCCGGTTAATCGTCGGCGGCAGGACCGTTACTGTTCTTGCCATGTACTTCCTCCCATTTTGCTCTGTTTGTCGCCAGCCGCTTGGCCTGCTTCTTCCATGAGATTTCCCGGAGCGCCTGCACCCGAGCGTAAAGCTCCGGGTCGATGATGGCCTCGTGGTCGTTCTCAATAACCTCGCCGTTGACCGTCCGCCGTCCGCTGTACCGTTCGTCGTCGAGCATCCGGGTGATGAATCGGTGTGAAACCTTCCCCCGGAAGCTGGCGTACCCAGCAGCCTCGACCTCTTTGCGGATATAGGTGATCTTCATCCCTTCCGCGTAAAGCCGGAAGACCATCCTAACCATCTCAGCTTCTTCCGGGATCACGATGTAACCGGCCTGCGTCCATGTGTAGCCGGGAAATGGCAGGTGCGCACCACGGCTGGCAATGTGGTCGGGCCGGAAAAGCATGATCGGCACTTCCTTCACCGCGCCGTCATAAAAATGGAATTCGAGCGCCTCACCCTCGGTGGTGACGATCTTGTCCACCCGCTCCGTAAAGGCTCGGTCGTCGAATTCCTCCATGCCCATCGCCTGCGCTGCGGCCTCCCGCAGCCGGTCACCCCGGATGCTGAGTGACGGGCAGAATGCCTTCTTGTGCTTGATCTTTCCAAAGCACACCCAGCTCTCCGTCAGGCCCTCGGTCCTGTTGGTCTTTGTCAGGCCCTTGGTGTAGTTGTAACCGCAGCGGCAGCAGATGATCTTGCCGGAGAAGCAGCTCGGCTTCACCATCCGATGCACGGTCGGATTGTATTCGCGGGCTTCCTGAATCTTATCCTGTACGGCCTGCCAGACCTCTCTGGAAACGATCGGCTCGTGGTTGTTCTCCACATAGTAGCGCGGCAGCTCACCCTCGTTGCGCTTGCTCTGGTGGTCGAGCGGATTCGGTGTGAAATACTTCTGCAGGATCACATCGCCCTTGTAGACCTCGTTCTGAAGCATGTAGGTGATGCCGACGTTGCTCATCCCCGGAAAGCCGTTCTCGTTGACCCATTTCTGAATCCGTCTGATCGGCACGTCCTTCAGGAAATCATCGAAAATGCGTCGGACCACGATGGCCTCATCCTCCTGCACGATGAAGGTTTCACCGTTCCAGCGGTATCCGAAGGCCGCCGTGTGCCACTGTTCGCCGCGCTCGTATTTCTTCTGTATAGCCCATTTGATATTGGAGGAGATCGACTTGCTTTCTTCCTCCGCAAATCCCGCGAGGATGGAAAGCATGAGCTCT